TGGATCTAGAGCCGCAGGAAAGTCAGACGCAGAACTAGATTCAATTAAGAAAGACCCGTCAAAGATGGGTGAAATGATGTACGGCAGCGGAACCAAACTAGGTCAACAAATGGGCAACACAGAACCCGGTGACGGATTCAAATATAGAGGACGTGGATTTATCCAACTTACCGGCAAAAATAATTATGCCGCTGCATCAAAAGCAATTTATGGTGACGACCGACTAGTTAAAAATCCTGATCTAGTTAATGATCCTAACGTTGCAGCGCAGGTCTCTGCCTGGTACATGAAAAAAGGCCAATCGTCAATGGCTGGCAAATTAGGAATCAATACGTCAAATATGTCTCAGGCAGATGCTAACCTACTAGCAACTAGCCAAATTGCTGGAGGAGATATTAGACGAAAAGGAAAAATTGGAGAAGAAATTCTAGGCAAAGTCAACGCATACAGCGGACAGTTTGGAGGGGGTAGCACAGCAACTCCGAGCACTGCTACTACACAACAAACAGTTACTCCCGCACCGGCTCCAACAACCAGCCCGCAGGGAACTTCACAACCATCATCTTCAAAACCAGCAGGCGCTGCAAGATCTCAAGAATCGGCAGAATCATTACTTGCACAGTTAAATAATAAGATGGATCAACTTCTAGCAGTCAACGCTAGATTAGCAGACTCAAATGACAAGCAACTCAGAGTTCAACGATCTATTTCTCAAGGTAGTTTGGTTGCTTAAATGGATAAAATATGAGTTGGAAAAAGTATTTCACTCCTGTTAATGTTGCGAATATAAACGTACCATCTACCAGCACGACAGGAAGATCAAGACCTGGACCTTACAGAATGAACTACAGTTCATTTCTTCCAGACGTTTATGCAGGAACACCAAACAGAATTGAACGATACATGCAATACGACACTATGGATATGGACAGCGAAGTTAATGCTGCTCTAGATATCCTTGCAGAGTTTTGCACACAAAAAGATAAAGAAAATTCAACTCCTTTTAATTTAAACTTTAGAGGATCGCCTACTGCTACTGAAGTAAAACTTCTTAAAGAAAGTCTTCAAAAGTGGAGCAGATTGCAACAATTTGAAAATAGAATTTTTAGAATTTTTCGTAATACAATGAAGTATGGCGACTGTTTCTTTCTTAGAGATCCAGAAACTAAAAAACTTTTATGGGTAGATGCTGCTAAAGTTTCAAAAATTATCGTGAACGAGAGCGAAGGAAAAGTTCCCGAACAGTATATTGTTAAAGATATCAATTTTAATTTTGTTAACTTAGTTGCTACAACTCCGCATCCAGTTACTAATACTGCACCAAGCGGCACAGGCAGTTACACTTCAGGTGGTGGATTTGGTCGAGGATTCGTTGGCGGAGCAGCGCAGCCACCCGGAACAAGATTTCAAAATGCACAGAACGAAGTTGCTATTGATGCCAAACATGTAGTACATATTAGTCTAAGCGAAGGTATTGATTTAAACTATCCTTTTGGAAATTCAATACTAGAATCAGTATTCAAAGTCTACAAGCAGAAGGAATTGCTTGAAGATGCTATCATTATCTATCGTATACAACGTGCTCCAGAAAGACGTATTTTCTATGTAGACGTTGGAAATATGCCAGCACACATGGCTATGAGTTTTGTTGAACGTGTTAAAAACGAAATTCAACAAAGACGAATTCCATCTAATTCAGGTGGCGGTCAAAATATGATCGATGCTAGTTACAATCCGTTGAGTGTTAACGAAGATTACTTCTTCCCGCAAACAGCAGAAGGTCGTGGTTCTAAAGTTGAAACACTACCGGGCGGTACTAACTTGGGCGAAATTACAGACCTACGCTATTTTACTAACAAACTATTCCGTGCTCTGCGTATTCCTTCAGCATACTTACCTACAGCAATTGACGAAGCGCCTAACACTCTAGGCGACGGTAAAGTAGGTACTGCATATATTCAAGAACTTAGATTCAATGAGTACTGCAAACGTTTGCAGAGTAATATCGTAGAAACATTTGACACAGAATTTAAAATTTGGTTAATGAACAGTGGAATCAACATTGATTCTAGTTTATTTGATTTAAAATTTACTGCCCCTCAGAATTTTGCTGCGTACCGTCAGGCAGAATTAGATACTACTAGAGTAGCAACATTCGCACAGGTTATGCAGGTTCCTCATCTCAGCAAACGATTTGCTATGCAGAGATTCCTAGGTATGACTGAAGAAGAAATTAAAGAAAATGAACGTCTATGGCGCGAAGAAAACGGTTCTACCCTTAAACCTGTTGGAGATGCAGCCGCACAATTGCGAGGCGTTGGAGTAACTCCTGGTTCTGTAGCAGGAGAAGCAGATACACAAGCAGCGGAAGCACCACCGGATATGGCCGCGGCTGCTGGAGAAACTGGTGGAGCAGAGGCCGCACCTGCGGCTCCAGCGCAATAAATACATTATGCTTCTCAACGAATTTTTCTATTATAAAGATAATACTGATAGTCTTGGACTTGATCGTAGATATGACAATTCCAAGGATAGTTCCGTTTTGGAAAGATCTGATACTAGAAAGTTAAGATTAACTCTAGGTCAAATAAATCAACTCCGTATGCAAAGCGAAGCACATGAGTTTGAAGAAGAGTCGGAACTAGAATTTATCAAACAGATGTACGCGACTCCAGTTGAAGCAACAGAATCCTAACCTTGAACCAGCATTTGTACTCGGAAATGGTATCAGTAGACTTAGATTAAACCATCATAATCTACTACCACAAGGAACAGTCTACGGCTGTAACGCAATATACCGAGAATTTGAACCTGATTTTTTAATAGCAGTTGACGTTAAAATGGTCAACGAAATCATCGCTTCTGGGTACCACAGAACGCATCAAGTATGGACTAATCCTAACAAAGGTGTTAGTTCTAAGCACAATATTAACTTTTTTAATCCGCATAAAGGCTGGAGTTCTGGCCCTACAGCACTTAATTTGGCTGTGGAAAGAGGGCACAAAGACGTTTATATTTTTGGTTTTGACTATCAAGGTATGCAAGGAAAGTTTAATAATGTGTATGCAGATACATACAATTATAAAAAGAGTTCAGACGTAGCCACATATTTTGGTAATTGGCTAAGTCAAACAGAAAGAATTATTAGAGAATGGACTAAAGTAAACTTTTACAGGGTAATAGAAGATGACAATTTTATACCTGATCGACTAGAAGGTATGCGTAATTTACAGCATATAACTTACACACAATTCGGAGATCTGTTCCAGGGCTGTATTTACGAACAGACAATCAATCAAAAAAGTACCATTTAACGCCCCTTTTTTAATCTTTTTGTAAATAACATACAGCCCAATTCACTTGAGGAGAAAAAACATGGCCGACAAAAAAATTGAGCAAATGCTCGAGCATTTGGTAAACGATGATGTTACCAAAGCAGAAGAATTATTCCACGAGTACGTAGTTGCGAAATCTCGTGAGATCTATGAAAGTTTAATTGATTCAGAAATCGAAGAAGCAGCAGAAGAAGAGGAAGAAGAAGACCTCGACGAAGCAGCAGCAGAAGATGCTGAAGATGAAGAAGATTTAGATGAATCGTCTGATTCAGAAGACGACGAAGAAATGGATGAAAACTTTGACGAAGTTGCAATCGAAGGCGACGACGAAGAAGGTATGGGTGCTGACGCAGGCGACGACGCTCTAGGCGATATGGAAATGGGCGATGAAGAAGGCGAAGGCGAAGAAAGATCCGAAGAAGAATTATTCCAAGACTTAGATGCTATCGTTGACGAACTTCAATCAAAGTTTGACGAACTAAAAGGCATGGAAGCCGGTGAACACGGTGAAGAAGAAATGGGCGGTGAAGAGCCAAAGATGGATGCTTTTGAACCAGAAATGGCTACAGTACGCGAGTACGTAGAAAAAGTTCCAGCAGGCCACGGCGCTGAAAAGAAAGGTGCTGCTGAAAAAGCCGATAACACCAAGTCTTTGATCGATAACATGAAAAACGATATGGGTGGTACCACTGCTAACATTCTTAGCAGCAAAGAAGATGCAGCAACATTTGCTGGTCAAGGTGCTCTAAAAGGTAATGGCGTGTTGAAAGGCAAAGCACAAGACATGAACACCGGTAACATTAATGTTCCAGGCGGCAAAGCAGGTAATGCTTTTAGCAAGAAAGAGCCAGGACACGGTGCAGAAAAGAAAGGTGCTGCTGAGCAAGCCGACAACAAGCAAAGTCTTTTCCGTGGTCGTAGGTAATAGGTAATGATGAAATCAACCCTTTCAGAACATTTGAGTTTTGACCAGGCTAAGATTGTTCTTGAGAGCGAAGAAGATGGCAAGGGCGGCAAGTCCTTGCATCTTAACGGGATTTGCATACAAGGAGATATCCGCAATGCAAATCAACGTGTTTATTCTTCTCAGGAAATTGGCAGGGCTGTCAAGACGCTCAACGAACAGATCTCTGGCGGATACTCAGTTCTAGGCGAAGTTGATCATCCACAGGATTTAAAAATTAACCTAGACCGCGTCAGTCACATGATTACAAAGATGTGGATGGACGGTCCAAACGGCTACGGAAAACTAAAACTACTCCCGACACCAATGGGCAAGTTAATCGAAACTATGCTCACGTCGGGAGTTAAACTGGGAGTTTCAAGCAGGGGCAGTGGCGAAGTAGATAGTAGCGGTAATGTCCAAGGTTTTGAAATAGTTACAGTGGATGTTGTAGCACAACCTTCCGCCCCGGGAGCATATCCAACACCAGTTTATGAACACTTAATGAATAACACAGGTGGTTATCAGGCATTTAAAATAGCACAGCAAGTACAAGGCGACCCTCAGGCACAACGTTACATAGCAGAGAGTTTGAAGAGAATTATCTCTAAACTCAATTAACAGTAGGAGAATCACATGCTAGACATCGTAAAACAACTGTTTGAAAACAATGTGATTTCCGAAGAAATCAAATCGGAAATTGAAACTGCTTGGAATAGCAGGATTCAAGAAAACCGTGATCAGGTTACTCAAGAACTACGTGAAGAGTTTGCTCAGAAATATGAGCACGACAAAGCAACGATGGTTGAAGCGATCGAACAGATGCTTTCAGACCGTCTACAAGCAGAACTGTCCGAGTTCGCAGAAGACCGCCAAGGTCTAATCGAAGCCCGTGCAAAGTATGCCGCAAAAATGAAAGATGATTCAAAAGCAATGGAAGCATTTGTTTTTAATAATCTTAAGAAAGAAATCGGAGAACTTCACGAAGATCGTAAAAAAGTAGCAGAAAATTTCGCTCGTTTAGAATCTTTTATTGTCAATGCACTTTCGAAAGAAATTGCTGAATTTTATCAAGACAAGAAAGATCTTGCTGAAACAAAAGTTAAACTCGTTCGCGAGTCTAAGACTAAGTTTGAGCAAGTTAAGAAAGAATTCATTCAGCGTTCTTCAGATATCATCAAAGAAACAGTTGCTAAAAATCTTACCAAAGAAATTAATCAACTCAAAGAAGATATCGAATCTGCTAGACGTAACGACTTTGGTCGCAGAATTTTTGAATCATTCGCTAGCGAGTACTCAGCAAGTTACCTCAATGAGAAAAGTGAAACTGCTAAACTATTAAAAGTAGTCAAGCAGAAAGAAGCAGAACTCGAAGAGGCAGCAAAAATTGTTGCAGACACTCAACAGTTAGTTGAAAGTCGTGAAAAGGAAATTAAAACTATTCGCGATTCAGCACAAAGAAAAGAAGTAATGAACGAACTTCTAAATCCTTTAAACGGGGATAAGAAACAGGTAATGAAAGAACTGTTAGAATCAGTTCAGACAGATAAACTGCGTTCAGCATTTGACAAGTACTTACCAGCCGTAATGGATGGTGGCGTACCGGCAAGAAAGGCATTAGTAGAGGCAAAAGAAGTAACAGGCGACAAGCAGGCACAAAACAATGGCAGTGATGAAAAGACTGCCGAAATCTTTGACATCCGCAGGCTTGCGGGACTGAAAGTTTAAGGAGAACTATAATGTCACAATTACTCGAGTCACGCTGGTCGGAAACTAAAGAGGCTCTATTAGAAGGCCTTCAAGGTACAAGGCGTTCAGTAATGGCAACTACTCTGGAAAATACCCGCAAGTATTTGGCAGAGAGTGCTACTGCTGGTGCTACTTCCGCCGGTAACGTTGCAACACTAAATCGTGTGATCCTACCTGTGATCAGACGTGTAATGCCCACAGTCATTGCTAATGAACTAGTTGGCGTACAACCAATGACAGGCCCAGTTGGTCAGATTCATACTCTAAGAGTACGTTACGCTGATTCCTTCAACAGCACAAGTGGTACTGATACTACCGCTGGTGATGAGGCACTAAGCCCATTCAAGATTGCTGAAGGCTATTCTGGTTCCGCTGCTACTGATAGAGCCGCTGCTACATCGGCGCTTGAAGGTGTTGCTGGTAACAGACTAAGCATTCAAATCTTGAAGCAAACAGTTGAAGCAAAGACACGTAAATTGTCTGCTCGCTGGACATTTGAGGCTGCTCAAGATGCACAAGCCCAACAAGGTATTGACATCGAAGCAGAAATCATGGCTGCACTAGCACAAGAGATCACCGCTGAAATCGATCAAGAAATCATCGGTTCTCTAAACAACCTAGCAGGTACTGTATTAACATACGACCAGGCTGCTGTTTCTGGTACTGCTACATTCGTTGGTGACGAACACGCTGCATTGGCTGTTCAGATCAACCGCGCATCTAACCTAATCGCTCAGCGTACACGCCGCGGTGCAGGTAACTACGCAGTTGTTTCTCCAACAACATTGACTATTCTACAGTCAGCAACAACTTCTGCGTTCGCAAGAACAACAGAAGGTACATTCGAAGCACCTACAAACACTAAGTTTGTTGGTACATTGAATGGCGCAATGAGAGTTTTTGTTAACTCTTATGCTACAAGCGATGACATCCTTATTGGTTATAAGGGTTCTAGCGAGTCTGATGCTCCAGCATTCTACTGCCCATACATTCCATTGATGTCAAGCGGTGTTGTATTGGATCCATCAACTTTCGAACCAGTAGTTTCGTTTATGACACGTTACGGCTATGTTGAGTTAACAAACACAGCATCATCTCTAGGTAACGCTGCGGACTACCTCGCTAAAGTTGCTGTTACAACTGCTAACCTTAAGTTTGCTTAATTGTAAACTGGTTAATAAGTTTCAAAAAGGCTCTTCGGAGCCTTTTTGTTTGACTTAAATATCTGCATGAAAGTTGAGTCTGAAAAAGATTTTCCTGCATTACGAAAGCATATAGATGCTTACAAACATCGTTTTCCAATGTTTGTACACGACGTTAATAAAATAGAACACATGATAGAACATCATATTCAAAATTTTTCTCTAGCAGGCGTACACTACAGGCAGACTAAAAGTCGGACTTATCTAGAAAAAGCACAACACGAATTAGACAGAATTAATGAAATTATATCTTTAGTAGATAAAATGGAATTGATGGCTCTTATAGCCAGAGCATAAATACATAGTCTATCAAAGTGCCGCATGAGCGGACTTATGCTGTAACCCGCAGCGTAGACCTAGAACGTCAACATAAAGGAGAAAACAAATGGGACGTCCATTAAGAAAAGATGTCAGAGGTACTGACGTAATCAATACACCAGTTAGTGATACCGGTGTTACAGTAAAATTCCATGACGGAAGTGCATTAAGATCCGACGGTGTTATTATTAAACAACGTGGTGCTAAAACTTTTGTAGTTTGCCGCAGGGGTGATATTGGAACTACCGCAAATTATGTTACCGCAGTATTAAAAGACGGTACGCCAAGCGCACTAGGTGAAATGCAAATAACCGGTTCTACTTCTGGTCTTTTAGATGCTGGATTAGTTAACTGCGCAAAAATTACTAAACGTGTGTTTACAGATTTCAGTAGTAATCGTTACACATGGTACTTAGAATCTGATTCGTCAGCAGACTACATTGTATTGACAGCAATTTAATTAGGATAGCACATGGGACAGTATCTCCAAGTTAATGGTGATTATAATATCAAAACCGCCGAAGGTGGAAGGATAACACTTGACACTGGTGCTGGGGTTGGTGATGTTAGAATTACCGGAAACTTATTAGTTGAAGGCGAAACGCTTACTGTTTCGGCTGAAAATCTACAAGTTAACGATAATATCATTACACTCAACTACGGAGAACCTGGAGCAGGTGTTACACTAATTTATTCTGGTATCGAAGTTGACAGGGGCTCTCTATCGAGGGCCGCTGTTATCTACAACGAAACCGATGACAGTTGGGGATTTGCTTACGGAACTGCTATCAGCGGATATAGTTTTGGCGATTCAAAAATTAAAACTAGAACTATAGTAACTGATCCAGCCGTAGATGATGGGGATCTTACGCTGATAGGAACCGGAACCGGAGTTCTAAAGGTATACGGCACCCTTAATTACGAAAATCAAATTTCCGACGACGATGATATTCCTAATAAAAAATACGTAGACGATGCTATTCAAAATCAGCCAGCACGTCAAATTATTTCAGATGCTAACACACCTGCTAATCCTACCGGAACACCTACTAGGGTTATTGCCAGTGATGTTCAGTCAGGCGATACTGATTTCTTAGGCATCCCGGTAACAGAATCTGAAGTTGCAGTTATTGTTGATGATATACCTAACTCGGTATTTTATATCAATAGAGCAAAAATACAAGATTTAGTATTTTTTGACAACAATATAGTCAATGAAGATACTAATTCAAATATAATTTTAACCACTAATGGAACAGGTAAAGTTGAAACTACCTACGGAATTCAAATAAATCATATCGCATCAACTCCGGCTAGTGCTGTAAACAACACCATAGTTTATGCCGCTAGTCCGAGTTCAGGAGCCACAGGTTTATTCTTTGTAAATACATCAAAGAACGGCGAGTTTATTAGTAAGAATAAAGCATTAGTATTCAGTATGTTATTTTAAGAGATAAAAGATGATCTACAGCACACGTTTAACAACCACAGGCGATACGCTAGTTTTTACCAGCAGCAGTACAGGTGCTCCAATTGGCGGTGCAGTAACTGGTCAGACTAATGCTATCACAACAATTGCTATCTGTAATACAGGAGCACCAAACTTAACAGACGAAACGGTCAACAGCGCCAATTTAACAATTAACCTTGTCAAGAGTGGGCAGGTCAGTTCTGATACTAACACCGTAGTCAGCAATCTTACAGTACCAGCAGGCGAGACTGTATTTTTTAATGATGAAAGAATTGTATTAGATTCAGGCGACCAAATTAGAGCAACATCAACTGCGTCTAATTTGTTAAGCATTACAGTGAGTGCATTAGCAGTATGAGATTTCTTAAACAGCGTTCTTTGTCAAAATTTAGTCCTAGTGATAACACTTTGTTTACTAATCACTATGGTCGTGCGGTTATGGACTTAACCGGCGGCCTCCGTTTGCCTAAAGGATCTACCTCTGAACGTCCGCAGGTATCGGGCGTTAGAACACCCAACGGTGCAAATGGATATATTCGATATAACACTACAACTAATTCTGTCGAAGCATATATCAACGGAGTATGGGAAGTTGTTCGTGCACCGGGTGCCACTACTATTACTAAACAGACATTAGGTCCCGGCGATTATACAGAAACTATATTTGGTCCTTTAACACAAACACCTAGCGCAGAAGATAACATAATTGTGTTAGTAGAAAATGTTATGCAGATTTCTGATACTAATTACAATTTATTATATAGTTACAGTGGCCCGGGTGGCGTAGGTACTTACATTGAATTTACTAGTCCGGTACCTTTAGACAAGTATATTACAATATATTTCGGATACGCAAACTAATATGTCACAACTGGGGCGAATTTCAGGACCGTTACTCAAAGATAATCTTATCAGAGATGATGTTGATCTTGCCTTTGATACTGACTTATTATATCTTGATGTAACTAATCGTAGAATAGGTAATAACACAGATGCTCCTGTTCGCGACCTAAACATTATCGGCAAAACCTACGTTGACGGTGACTTAATTGCTACAGGTACAACTGCTAAGATCGGCAATTTAATAATAAATTCTACAAACAACATTAATTCATCTACAGGTCCTATTATAATTCAACCAACGGGTGCAGATGCATATGTTCAATACGGTGACACAACTAACGCTAATATTAGAATTAAAGATAATTTTCTTCGTGCAACTAATACCAACGGAAATTTAGATTTAGATCCAGCAGGCGCAGGCAAGGTATTAGTTAATTCCAGCGCAACAGTTGATGGCAACGTTTTAGTAAACGGAAACATACGTTCAAATAATAATGTTACACTGGGCGGAGTATTAACCATCGGTAACAACGTTGTTGATACACTTACAGTTAACACAGATTTTACACAAACTATTGTGCCGGGAGATGATAATTTATATGATCTTGGTACAACTTTAAAACGCTGGCGAAACTTTTGGTTAAACGGAACCTTTAATACTACTTCTGCTACAATCACTACTTTGTTTGTCAGCGATCAAATTCGATTTCAAAGCAACAGGATTGAGTCTATACAGAGTAATGATGATTTAATATTTTCTGCAGATACTGGAACTATAAATTTAGAATCTCTAGAATTTACAAACAGTGACATAACTAATCTTCTAAATTCTAATATACGATTCGTAATGACAGGTACAGGATACCTAAAAGTTGACGATACCAATGCTATGAAAGTACCAGTAGGCTCCGATGCTCAGCGCATAGGAGCAGAAGTAGGTGAAACTCGTTGGAATACTGATCGTCAATATCTAGAGTGTTTTGATGGCACGGTATGGCAAGTGGCCACCGGCGGTGGTGTTGTAGTGACAACAACAATCATGAGCGAATTCGCCGACGTTTACACCCTCATATTTGGTTAATTTTTCAATCTGACTAAATACTACTAATTGCAAGGAACGACCAATTCCTTGTATGGTCAAACTGTGGTAAACCAGCAAAGAGCCGTAAAAACGGATGCGGAGAAATCCTAAATTGGTTAACCGTGAAACACGGGGTATTGAGGAGAGCGAATGGCTATTGGTCGTATTTCCGGTCCGCTCTTAAAGTCCAACCTCGTTCGTGACGGGGTAGATTTGGCCTTTGAGACAGACCTTCTTTATCTTGACGTTAATAATCGCCGAATCGGAATTAATTCCGCTGCGCCCCAATACCCGTTAGATGTAGATGGTACGACTCGTACCACAGACTTAGAAGTTACCGGCCAATTTGACATTGGCAATTTTAACATCTCTGGTAACACAATAACTTCCGATCAACAGACTATTAATTTTATCGCCGGTGGTGGTGAGGCCACGGTATATCATTCTAGACTAATAGTCAACGATGTCGAAATCAACGGAAATACGATTTCTACAACAAGTTCTAATGCAGATTTAGAACTACGTCCTAACGGAACAGGACAAACAAGAATATTCAGTAATGCTCAAGTAACTGGCGATCTATTAGTCAACGGCAATATTAATGCTACGGGCAATATTACTATCGACGGCAATCTTACCATCGGCGATGCTTTAACAGACACTATTGTTATTAATGCCAGTATTAAAAGTAGTCTAATACCCGAAACTGACAGCACCTATGACATCGGTAGTTCTGCATATAGATGGAGAAACTTGTACGCATCTGGGGTTATCGCAGATACGCTAAATCTTAATACGTTTAATATTGGTAATATGACATTTGCCAATAATCAAATCAGTTCTAATACTGGTTATGATTTAGTATTAGATGCCAATGGTAGCGGTTCGATTAAGATTGGTGATTTTGCCATTCGTGATAATATTATAACAAATACTGTTTCTAATAGTATTACAACGATTAAACAAAGCGGAACTGGTTTTCTAAAAATCGAAGGAACAAATGCGTTTGTTCCTCCTAAAGGAAATACCAGCGAACGTCCAACTGCTTATGCTGAAGAGGGAATGACTAGATATAACACAGACTCTAAAGCGTTAGAAGTTTGGGACGGCAGTGGTTGGGTCAGTCCTGCAGGTACTATTGGTGCAGTATCAGAATCAACAGCCATTGACATTGCTGTAAAAATTGCTCTTACATTTGGATAAAAATCATGCCTACCGTATTTAGAAATTCAGTTGAAACAGGTATAGGAACTACTCCGGTAGATTTAATCAGCACACCTGAAGGTTTTAGAACCACAGTGATTGGTTGCAACTTGGCTAATGCCACAGAGTACGACACTGTAAACGTCGACGTATTTGTTGTTGATGAAGGCAGTAACTCTGCTTATTATGTTCGAGGTTTAACTATTCCTCCTAACTCGGCTGCAAAAATAGTAACTAACGGTGAAAAATTAATTTTACCTGAGGGCAACATATTACGAATTGTCAGCGATACAGCCGATAGTGTTGATGCAACTGTAAGTTACGTAGAAATATCATAAGGATAAATCATGGCTAGTAATTTTTATTTAGGTATTGATCCGCAAGACAGACTAGGAGATACTCCAAGATTTTTCTATGGACTAAGAAAAAACGAAAACGGTAGTCTCTTTTTACAAAGAATTGATAATCTTAAATCTAATGATTCGGTAGAAATTAATTATATCGGTGACGAATCAGGAAACTATAATGACTTTACAGTCGGTGTAGATTTCTTTGAAGGAGTTGACGTTAATCATAATGAACCGTTTGAAAATTTAAAGTATCAACAATATCGCTGGGACGATCGAGCGATATTCTACTATGTAGATTCCGATGGTAACCTGTGCGCCAGAGTAAATAACGGAGTGACATATATTTCTGGAGTTTCTGAGGATTAATCATGGCAGATTTTAAGATCAGTAGATTTAAATACACCTGGCGCGGCGAATGGGCGTTTGGTACTAGGTACAACCCCGACGACGTGGTAAGTTTCGGATCAAAAGTTTATATTTGTTTAGAGTCACATACTGCCAACGCTAATTTTTATGCAGATTTAAATTTTGTCAACGGAAACATTCCACCGTTACCAATTCCAAGATGGGAACTCAATGTAGACGGAACATCATGGTTGGGAGATTGGACTGCAAACACCTACTACAAAGAAGGTGATGTTGTAAAAGTAAACGGAGTGATCTATCAATGTGTGGTTGCTCACACTTCTAAAACGCCCGGCGAAACAGAATCATTATTCCAAGCATTTACCCTAGATGTTGCAAATTGGGTATCACAGGTTAATACTGATAATTGGAAAATCGATTGGACTCCTGCAACCTATTACACAGTTAACGATATTGTAAGATACGGCGGTACTGTTTATCGTTGTAATTTTAGTCATACATCTTCCGGCTCAGCAATAACCGGATTAGAAAGCGATCAATCAAAATGGAACGCTGTTAACATTGCCGATGATTGGAAAGGAAATTGGCAATTAACTACACGATACAAAGTAAGAGACATTGTCAAATATGGAGGCAAAGTCTATCAATGTACTATTGCGCATGTTAGTACTTCTTCTGAGATTGATGGACTTCCTGCCGATCTCGGCAAGTGGTCATTGGTATTTGACGGCATTGAAGTTAAAGGAACATGGACTCCGTCGACTATTTACAAACACAATGATGTTGTAAAATATGGATCATATCTATATAAATCAAATGCATTGCATAATAGCGGAACTGTGTTCAACGGCAATTTCTACGATATACTATGTCCCGGGCAGGAATACGATGTTGTTTATTCTGAAGCAACAGTTTATCAAACTGGAGACATTGTCAGATACGGTGGAAATTTATATTCATCTTTGATTTTACAATCAGGAACAGATCCAGAAAATACAGCAACATGGGATCTATTGTTTGAAAACTCAAAGATACGCGGCGAATATTCTTCCGGTGTCGATTATCTTCCAGGCGACATTGCAAGACGAGGCGGAAATGTTTATATTGCAAAAGTTTCGTTAACGGGATCAACATTAACTGCGCCTGATAGAATAGATGATGGTAGTAGCACTAACAGCGAATATTGGGATTTAGTAATTCCGGGAATTTCGTGGAGAGGTGTTTGGGAAAATAATACATTCTATAGCGCAGGCGATACAGTTGTTTGGGTTGGAAGTTCTTATAAATGTTTAGACAGGCACCTTTCTTCAAATTTAAATAGACCCGACGATGATCAGGAAGATGGCAGTACTCTAAGAGGACGCTACTGGGAAAAAATTACCGATGGTTTTGTCGGTAATAGAATGAAAAACCTTGGTGATCTTAGAACATACGGACCTACCGAAGACGGTAGCACAGTTGGATTTACAAGAATTCCTGTAGGAACCAAGGGCCAAGCACTACGAT